TGCTAGTTCTTGGATTGTACCTCTAGCTACTGCTGTAGGATTTGTTCTTGTTACTACTGCCATTTTCTTCTCCTTGTTCTCATAAAATAGCCATCACGCTCAGTGATGTTTATATACTTTTATTTATATGATATAGGGAAATATTGTAATTTATGCTGTTTTTGGGCCGATTTTCTACTTCTTACGTGCTTTTTCGGCTCTATTATGTATTGCTTTTAACATATTGATATAGGAAGGACCTGCACGTACTATGTCATCTATTACTTTTACAACGGGAGCATATGCCTTAACCATATTGCTTGGAATAGGTTTGCCTTCTCTTACATGCTCTATAAAACCTTTGACTAGTATCATATTTTGTGGTTTGGCTAGCAGTCTGTAGTATATGTAATTAGGATCTGTGCTAGGTTGTATATCTGGCTTGCTGATAGTTGGTTCTGGATCTATTACACGGCTTGCTTCTAGATCTTTTATTGCCACCAACGTAGAATAATCGTCTATGAGATCACTGTTACGGAGTTTGGCTCTCATTGCATATAGTAACCGTGTTGCTAGATTACGTTTATCAAGGCTATTAAGTTTAGTATAATTAGATAAGGAACGTCTTATACCTTTGTAATCGGTATTTTTAATATCTAAACCTGTTTCTAGTTTCATAAACATTTGTTGTATGCTCGGAGGGTTTAGTCCTTTACTTACTGCAGATAGATATCTTTTAACATCTTCTATAGGAAATAACAAGCTGGCTTGCATACGTTTTGCGGCTCCTGGATCTTTTAATTTTCCTAAGGTTTCATCATTGCCTTTGAGAAAATACATCAAGTTATATACGTCTGTGCCACTTATTTTAAAATCTTTGTAGCTAAAATGTAAACTGCTTTTACAGTATTTTTGAACAATAGCTGATGCAGATGGGTAGTTACGCATCATTTCTAATGATAGTAAACTTAAATACAATCTTTCGCAACAATCAGAATAAGTCAGATTTTTTTGGTTCCGACTATCTCTGGTCATCCTAGCTTCTGTTATTTCTTTTATAAATTCCATTACATGTATTTCATCATAAAGATTTGACCCATCTTGTGATAGTCCTTTTGATCTACAAAATCATGCAAAGTTGCACTCTGCTGTAAGTCTCTTGTAAATTGCATCTTTATGTTAGGTTTCATTCCTTCTGCTGTTAATAACTGTCTCAATACTCTCGCCTGTTGCGGAGTTACCTTAACTGTTTCTCCGTCATCAGTTTGGACAGTTGTTATTGGATTAGGATTGCTTTGGCTATCTAAGATCTTACCAAGTTGATCAAACATAGGATCACCCTTGAAACCTTTTCCTCCGTCGTCATCCTGATCTAATTCGGATCCATAGCCCTTAAGGCCTAAATCGTCAAAGTCACCTTCATTCATTATATCTTTAAGTTTCATAATCGTTCCTTATCTTTGTATTGCTCTATTGGCGGCAGTAAAACCGCTTCTATTTACTAGTTTCATATCACCAGCTGGCGATGATAAAACATAACCTTCACCTCCTGGTGTGTTGCCTATGCTTGCCTTGATGTCGGATTCATGGTTATCAAATTGGTCGATTATATCATTCTTAACCTTTTGAATGCCAACTACTACAGCCCAAAGAGATTCAAATCCTGCTCTGTGTTCTGTAATATAGGTTATTATTCTTTCTTGCATTGGTTTACTGACTTTGCTACTTGCAAGCCAACTTGTAAAGTCTGCGCCTAAATTTTCTAAACCTGTATCTACTTTATTATTTACATATCTATATAATATATCACTAAATGCAGTTAATTTTAACTGTCTTAGTGCTTCTTTGTTTAACAGATCATCTAAAGCAGATGCATTTTTAGATATCAAAACTTTTAAGTTATCTATTTCTGAGTCAATCACCTTAGGTGCTTTGCTGACAGACACAGGCGGAAATACTAATACCTCATTGCCTTCAAAATATGTATTGACATCTATGTTAATAGGAGATTCGTTTCCCTCTGCATCTACCTGTCTATGTATAACTACACCAGTTTTACTTTGTCCAATTCTTTTTCCAATATCGCTCGATGCTTTTACTGTGTAAGTGACTATGTTAGGAGTGAAAACATAAGTATCATTTTGTTGTGGAGGCGTTGTAAAATATAACAAGTCTCCTTTAAAATAACCTACGTGGTCTTTAGGGACTGCTTTTGCATAATCATTAAATATGCCTTTCATGTTTCCTATAAATTGTTTATAGTCTTCTGCTTTCTTAGGATCGGGGTTACGTGCGCCGGGCCGGGCCATAAGCATTTTTTGTAAAGCATCTCTTGACGTAGCCTTTCCGTCGTATCCTTTGGCTCCAAATCCTGACTTATCGGTAAGTGTAAACTCTCCATTTTCATTGCGTCCAAAAATGATTGCGGGAGATCCATCCCATTTGATAGTAACATCTTCATGTCCTCCTTGTTCCAGTTGTTTTAAACCTTCAACCGCTCTGATTGCCCCACGCGATCCTTCAAAAAATATTAGATCTTCTGCGTGTTGTATCCGAGCTTCAGCTTCATTTAGGATTGCAAATTCAAAGAACCTCATATGTTTAGTCCTGCTAATTCTCTAATTCTATCTATCTCATTGCTTTCAGGTAACTCAAGATTCATTTTTGCAAAAGTATCCCTAGCGCCTTGCACTAGTTCGTCATAATTAGGTAATGTCTTAGCTTTTGTTACGATGGTTTCTACTGATTCTAAATCGTCTTGTTGAGCTGTAGGACCTAAAAGTTTTTTTGCAATCTCAACAGGATTGGTACTTATTAATTCGTTTGTTTCTCTATCAAGTAAACCTGTGTTAGCTGACCATTTCATTCCTTGAGCTGTAGCGATACTTGACATCATTATTTGCCTGTGGGCACCACTGTATGGCGAGTCGCCACTAGCTCCACGTAAGCTCCATTTCATCCATTGCGGGTCCCCAAACATTAGATCTGTCTGAACATAGCCATTATTTTCATCACCATTAATAGGTGTTTTAAAATGAACACTAATGCCAGACTTTCTAATCCAATCTTTAGGGTCTTGATCAGGTTTGTTTTTCTGTACCCATGATATTAATCGTTTGACCATATCTTCTTTTGTGACTTCGTTTTGATTCACTGCTATATCTAAGTCACCCGATGTGTCTTTTCTACCTGTGGTACCTAACTTAAAATCTCTGTGTGGTAAGTTTGTAATCTTTTCTAACCAGGCTAGAGTTGTGTCTACATCCTGTCTATTGATACGTTGAGTGACGGGCTGTTTCGTCTCAGGATCTTTAAAAATATTTCCGCCTTCTTTAAGTATCACTTTTTTGCCCTTTTGCTTTCTATGATCTTTTGGATACCACGCCTAAATTTTTTAGGATCTCCTGATCTAATACTGTTTAGAAACCTACGTTCTAATTCTCCTGCCGTATCATTATCATAGTTTTTATGAATCATATTAATTAAATTAATACTACTATTAATAATGTTATTAGCAGTGGATTCAACTAATAAGTCCGAATTAGACTCATCTCGCACATGCAAATGGCTTAATTCTTGTAATATTGATCGTGTATGTTTTTTCATGGTTCCATCCTGTCTATGTATTTAGCGTGATAATAAATATAGATATACATGTTGAAGGAGGGGATATGAACATAGAATCGTTAAGTTTTAAGGAGAGGTCACTCATGTTTGCTGATCTTTCTAAGATAGCTTATAGTAACAAACGAGATGCAACAAGTCAAGCAAAAAATTATGGCTTCAACACCGTAGAATTTTACGATAGGGACGGTGCTCAAGCATATAGGTTTATGAACAAGACTGATTTGGTTATAGCATGTCGTGGAACACAACCTACTGAGTGGAACGATATAAGTGCAGATTTGAAAGCAATACCGGTAATGGCTGAAACGGTAAGCAGAGTGCATAAAGGATTCAAGGAAGAAGTCGATGAACTATGGCCTATGGTGTGTGAAGATATAAATCGTAAGGTAAATTTAAAGAAAAACCTTTGGTTTTGTGGACACAGCTTAGGAGCCGCGATGGCTACCATTATGGCAAGTAGGGCAAAGCATAACAGAGAATTAAATGATCCTGTAGAATTATATACA